GGCTTTGCAGGTATTGCTACTAAGTTCAACAATGTTCAAGGTACAACACAAGCAACAATTACTGGCGCTGCAGACGTTTACGTTTCAGACTTCGGTAACCACACAGTTAAACTAGACCGTTTCATGCGAGATCAAGTAGTTCTTGCTGTTGATCCTGGTTATGTTGGCTTAGCTTCACTACGCCCATTAAGCAAAGAAGAACTTGCTAAGACTGGTGACAGCACAAAATGGTTACTCACAGCAGAATACGCATTAGTGGTTCAAAACCCAGATGCACATGCTAAAGTACAAAACGTAGGTGCTTAGTAACTAGCTATGATATAATGGAGGGAGTTAATTCTCCCTCTGTTGTATTTTTATTATGCCAATATTATTTGACCACAATAGCGTAACAGGTGTAAGTCAGTACTTTGACTATGACCCAGCTAAAGATACATACTACCTAACTAGCACTCAAGATGTGAGTGGCATGTTAGACAAGATTAAACAAGCAAGAGATAATCCTGATGTTTGGGATAAAGGCGTTAAACAAGAATGGGCGCACTTTGCTAGTATTCCACCAGTTGTTGAAATGCAACTAAAGCAAAAGGGTATAGATATATATAACCCTAACCAAACAAAAGAGTTGATAAAAGAAATAAACGAAAACTATCCATACTTGAAACTAACTACAAAAAGTGGATGATATTAAACAAGACTGGTCTTTTATAGACAAATGGTTTGATGACTACGGTCATACATTAGAGCCTAGAGAATTAGCAAGATGGGCTTATAATAATGGACTATGGCAACAAGCTATAAAAACAATAGATGAATAAAGAAGAATTAAAGAAAGTACAGTTAGCTATACACGACCTTATTACTAAGGAAGAGTATGAGACAGCTTTACCTATTATCAACGAAGTCTTAATGGTATATCCTAATGATGCAGCAACTATTCATTTTCTAGGATACATTTGGTTAATGGGTGAGAAACCTGCATTTGCATACCAATTCTTCCGTAGAGCATTACAAGAACAACCAAGCAACAAAGCATTATGGACATCTTTAGGTCGTGCATGTCACGAAATGGATATGTTTGATGATGCTATTAAATACTTCTTAAAGTCAGCAGAATTAGATCCTAGCTATGCTATGGCATACTCTAATGCAAGTGCTACATTAGTTCAGATGTCAAGATGGGATGATGCAGAGAAGGCATCTAAAATGGCTTTAGAATGCGATCCTAACGATTTAAACGCACAATTAAACCTAGCTCATAGTTACTTAGCTAAAGGACAATGGGTAGAAGGTTGGAAAGAATGGGATAAGTCACTAGGTGGCAAGTTCCGTAAAGAATTAATCTATGGTGATGAACCAAGATGGGATGGATCTAAAGACAAGACTATCGTTATTTATGGTGAACAAGGTTTAGGTGATGAGATACTTTACGCATCATGTATTCCAGATGCTATAGACATTAGCAAGAAAGTTTACATAGATTGTGATGAAAGATTAGAAACATTATTTAAACGTAGCTTTCCTAAAGCAGAAGTGCATGGCACTCGTAAACAAGATAATGTGGAGTGGTTAAATGGAATTCATTTTGATGCAAGATGCGCAATTGCTGGAATACCTCAGTTTTTCAGGACAACAAGTAAGTCTTTTCCTGGGAGTGTTTTTCTAGTACCTGATAAAGAAAAGGTTGACATGTGGAAGTCCATGTTTAAATCATGGAACAAAACAGTTATAGGTATCACTACTAAAGGTGGCACATTCAGAACTAATGCTAATGGTCGTATTCTTACAGAACAAGACTTACAGCCATTACTTAAACGCAAAGACATACAGTTAGTTAGCTTAGATTATAGCGTAGAACGCAAAATTGAAGGTGTTAAATACTTTGAATTTGCATCAGACGCAAAAGATTATGATGATACAGCAGCTCTTATAGCAGCTTGTGATATGGTTTTAGGGGTAAACACTACAGCATTGCATTGTAGTGCTGCTATGGGCGTTAAAACATGGTGCTTAGTACCTAAATATCACCAATGGAGATACGGACAACCTAGTATGCCATGGTATCGTTCTATGAGACTTATCTACCAAGACGATAAAACATGGTCTGAAGTCATAGAAAACGTCACTAATCAGCTATAAAATTAGGATATAACCTTTGCTTAACATTACTTTTCTGCATGTGGGCAAAGATTCAACATTACCTACTAAAATGGTAGCTTCTGTCAAAGAAGTCATGCCAAATGCAAATATCGTTCAGCTTACAGATGAAAATACACCTATTATTAAGGGTGTAAATACAGTTATTCGTAAGAAATATAACGGTCTTATCATGTTATTTAGACTAGAACACCTAGCTTCACTCAGAGGAAATTGGATCACACTAGATACTGACATGATTATTAAAAAAGACTTATCTCATGTGTTTAACCAAGACTTTGATGTAGCTTTAACTAGACGTTATGACTGTATTATAGATAAAGATGGTGATGATATTGTTAAAATCATGCCGTATAACGCAGGTGTAATGTTTTCTAAGAACCATGAGTTTTGGATAGAAGCATTAAACAAGCTAAAGAGTTTAGATAGAAAAGCACATGAATGGTATGGCGATCAATTATCTATTAAACTCATAGTAGACGAACACAATTACAAAGTATTAGAGTTATCTTGTGATGAATATAACTACACTCCACAAGATAAAGAAGAACGTAAAGATGTATATGTTTATCATTTCAAAGGTCAACGCAAAGATTGGATGATGAACGGACAATATTAAAGGAAAACCATGGCATTTACCAATTATAGCGCATTCGTATCTACAGTAGAAAGCTACTTAGCTCGTAATGACTTGACAAGTGTTATACCTGACTTCGTTCAAATGGCACAGTTAAGAATGAGTCGTGATCTAAGAACAGAAGCAATGTTAAAGGTAGCAACAACTACACCTACAGATAACAAAGTAGCATTTCCTAGTGACTTTTTAGAATTAAGAGAGATGCACTTCCAAGGTAATCCACCTATTATCTTAGAGTTCCAAACACCTGATCTATTCTTCCGTAATGGTCAAACAACATTATCAGGTCGTTCACACTACTTTACAATGTTAGGTACAGAGTTCCAATTTGCACCTAGCCAAGATACAGATTACACCATTCAAATTTTATACTATGCTCAACCTACATTTATTTCTAGCACAACAGCTAGTAACTTGTTCTTAGCATACTACCCAGACGCTTTACTTTACGCAACTCTAGCAGAAGCAGAACCATACTTAATGAACGATCCAAGAATTGCAACATGGTCAGCATTGTATGATAGAGCAATTGCAAACATCAAGAAAAGCGATCTTGGACAAACCTATTCATACACAACATTAAGCGTTACACCACGATAATTTATAAAGGAAAAACATCATGGCAGAAATGAGTAACTTCTTAGAAAATGCACTTATTAATGCAACTCTAAGAAACACAACATATACATCAGTTGCAACAGTTTACGTATCATTATGGACTTCAAACCCTACAGATGCAGGTAGTGGTACAGAAGTATCAGGTGGTTCATACGCTAGAACATCTGTAACATTTGCAGCACCTTCTAACGGTGTAACAACTAACAATGCTGACGTAACATTCCCAACAGCAACAGCTTCATGGGGAACAGTAGGTTGGATTGGTATTAATGATGCTTTATCATCAGGTAATCTTTTATACCATACAGCATTAGATACAGCAAAAGCAATTGACTCTGGCGATATTTTTAAGATTGCAACAGGCAATTTAAGCGTTACATTAGCGTAAGGATAAATCATGGCTCTAGTCGTAAAAGATAGGGTAAGAGAAACCACTACCACTACAGGCACAGGTACTGTTACATTAGGTGGTGCTGCGACAGGCTTTCAGTCATTCTCTGTAATTGGTAATGGCAATACTACTTTCTACACTATTCAATTAGCTAATACAAATGAATGGGAAGTAGGTATTGGTACATACACATCTTCAGGAACGACTTTATCTAGGGATACTATACTAGAGTCTAGCAATAGTGGAAGTGCAGTTAATTTTAGTTCAGGAAGTAAAGATGTATTTGTAACTTATCCTGCTGAAAAAGCAATTTATCAAGGTAACTTGCCTACTAAATTAGTAGTTACAAAGAGAGATACCACAACTGCCGACATTGCTTTAGCTAATGGTTTTCTACCTGTACTAAACAGAAGTGGCTCAACAATTAACGTTACAGTAAGTTAAGGACAATTATGGCAACAAAATATTCATTAGTGCTAAATGGCACAACAATAGAAGAAGTACAGTCAGGTGATACTCTTATTGGTCTTACCTCTGGCACATCTCTTCTTAAAGGTGATGGCTCTACAGGTATTGCCAATGCTACTTCAGGTACTGACTTCTGTGCAGCTACATCAGGTTCTAGCGTATTAAAAGGTTCTAGTGGTAACACTACAGCAGCTATAGCAGGTACAGACTTTGTAGCACCAGCAACTGCAACAAACTTCACAGCTACTCAAACATTTACAGGTTCAGCTTCTACATTAGCAGCAGTATTCCAAGACGCAGCAGAAGTAGCAACAGTATCAGCAACAGCAGCTACAGGTACTATCAACTATGATGTTACTTCACAGTCTGTGCTATACTATACAACAGATGCAAGTGCTAACTGGACTGTAAACTTTAGAGGTTCATCAGGCACATCTTTAAATACTCTTATGTCCACAGGACAAGCAATTACAGTAGTATTTTTAGTCACACAAGGTGCTACAGCTAGATTTAATAATGCAGTTCAAATTGACGGAAACTCTGTCACACCAAGATATCAAGGTGGCACAGCATGGACTTCAGGTAACGCTTCAGGTATAGATGCTTACTCTTATACTATCGTTAAGACAGGTTCAGCTACATTCACAGTATTCGCATCTCAAACACAGTTTAAATAGGAATTAGTTAATGCCATTACTATCCAGATTAGCCGTTCAAGCCGCTAGAGCTTATGGTATGTTAGTTAGCGGATCAGCTAACAATGTCCCTGCATCTTATCTTGCTGTTGCTGGTGGTGGTGGTTCAGGTGCTGATGTAGGTGGTGGTGGCGGTGCAGGTGGTTATCAAACATCTACATTTACTTTATCTACTCTTAATACTTATTCTATTACTGTAGGTGCTGGTGGCAATGGTGGTATTAATTCTACATCTACAGCAGCAACGTCAGGTAATAATTCAGTTATATCAGGAACAGGAATTACAACCGTAACTTCTACTGGTGGTGGTAATGGCGGAATAGTAAATACTAGTGGCGGTTCTGGAGGTTCAGGCGGTGGTGGCGGAGGTGGTGGTGGCTCTACTACATCAGGTGGAACAGGAACTAGCGGTCAAGGTAACAATGGTGGTTCAGGTGCTGGTGGTTCTAATTTTGGTGCTGGTGGTGGTGGCGGTGCTTCTGCTGTAGGTGCAAATAGAGTAACAACCACAGGTGGTAACGGTGGTGCAGGCACAGCATCCTCTATAAGCGGTTCTAGTGTAACTTACGCTGGAGGTGGTGGTGGCGGTGCGGTTGGTTCTGTTGGAGCTACTGCTGGAACTGGAGGAGCTGGAGGCGGAGGTAATGGTGCAGCAACTGGAACTGGAACAGCAGGAACTGTTAATTTAGGCGGTGGTGCTGGTGGTGGCGGCAATAGTGGTAATGGAGCTGCAGGCGGTTCAGGCATAGTCATCATATCTTACGCATCTGCTACACCTAAATTCACAGGTGGCACTCTTACTACTTCAGGTGGTAACCAAATACACACATTCACATCTTCAGGCATATTAAGCCCTCTTACACCTGTAACAGCTAGTTATCTAGTCGTAGCTGGTGGTGGCGGAGGTGGAGCAGAACGAAATGGTGGAGGTGCAGGTGGCGGTGGTGCAGGTGGCTTGCTTACTTCATCTACAACATTATATTCAGGTGCTACTTATGTAGTTACTGTGGGTGCAGGTGGCGCAGGAGCTGCTGCAGCAAACCCAGCTAATAGTGGAACAGCAGGTTCAAATTCAGTATTATCAGGCACAGGATTAACTACAATCACAGCTACAGGCGGAGGTTTTGGTGGCGCACAAAGCACATCAACAGTAGGTGGAAATGGTGGTTCAGGTGGTGGTGGTTGGTCAGGTGGAGCAAGTCCTCCATACGCTGGCGGAACAGGTACATCAGGTCAAGGCTTTGCTGGTGGTAGCGGTAACACAACAGGAAACGTAGGTGGTGGCGGTGGTGGTGGTGCTTCTGCTGTAGGTGGTTCATGGAGCGGAACTAATGGCTCAAATAGTGGTGGAGCAGGTACTGCATCTAGCATAACAGGAACTTCTATAACATACGCTGGAGGTGGTGGTGGCGGTGTTGGTACAGGAACTGCAAGTACAGGTGGAGCAGGTGGAGGCGGAGCTGGTGGAACTGGCGCTCCAGGTAATGCTGTATCAGGAACAACTAATTTAGGTGGTGGTGGCGGTGGTGGAGCAGGTAATAATGCAAGTCCTGGTGCAGGTGGATCAGGTGGTTCTGGCACAGTTATCATCTCATACGCTGGCTCACAACAATTTAACGGTGGTCTAGTTACATCATCAGGTGGTAATACGATCCACACATTTACAGCTACAGGTGCTTTAACACCACTTACTAATAACCTAACAAACTCATTAAGGTTTAGAAGTAGTGTTAATGCTTATCTATCAAGAACACCT